ACCTCAGGCCTTGAGCGGACTAGCAACCAATGCTGCAAAGAGCGTGCCTGACACATTGGACTGGGCCAAGAACGTGCCGGGCTTGCCAGCAGATATCAAATCTAAATTTGACGCAGCGGCAGTCAACGGAGCATTTGCTGTGAATTTAACACAAACCAAAATTGATATGTCAATGCTTCAAGAATACAAGCCTGTGGCTGCTGAAAATACCGTGAACACAGACACACTGATAGCGGCTGCCAAACGCATTGTAGGCAATCCCAAAGTGCCTAGTATCTTGCCTATCAAAACCAGTTCAATGCCTGTATAAATATTGCTATGACTACTTTTGTTGGCTTTAACACACAGAATCAATACAAAAAATTTACCTTAGTAGATTTTGAATTGGTCAAGCGCGACCTGCTGAATGCGTTTAATATTCGTCAAGGCCAATTGCCAGGCCGACCTGCTTATGGCACAGTGCTGTGGAGTTATCTTTTTGAAAATCAAGTTGATGCTGTTCAACAAGGTATTATCAACGAAGTTCAGCGAGTGGCCAGTGGTGATCCCAGAATAAGCATCAGCAGTATCAATGTGTACCCACAACAAAATGGTATGTTGATTGAGTTGGCACTGCAAACTGTGGGCGGTGTAAATGCTGAGTTATTAAATATATTCTTCAATCCAGTCAGCCGTTCGGCCAGTTACGTATAACTACGCCGTTTTTTATCTACATAAATAACAGATAAAGAATACAAGGCCCAGACATAATGGCAAAAACCACTAGACAAACAGCGATATTTGGTGTAGAAGATTGGAAACAAATCTATCAAACCTATCGAGAAGCAGACTTCCAAAGTTATGACTTTGAGACTCTACGCAAGAGTTTTACCGATTATCTGCGTTTGTATTATCCAGAAACGTTCAATGACTACATTGAATCCTCTGAATACATTGCCTTGTTGGATGTTATTGCATTCATGGGCCAGGCCTTGGCTTTCCGCACTGATCTCAACACCAGAGAAAACTATTTAGACACAGCAGAACGCAGAGATTCAGTCACACGACTGGCCAATCTTGTGAGTTATACTGCCAAACGTAACATTGCAGCACAAGGCCTGCTGAAAGCATTTAGTGTAACAACCACAGAAAACGTTGTGGATTACAACGGCGTCAACTTGGCCAATGTCACTGTGAACTGGGCAGATCCCACAAACTTTGACTGGTTGGAACAGTGGAATGCTATTGTTAACGCCGCCTTGGTCAGCAGCCAAAAAATTGGGCGTCCAGCCAACCGTCAGACCATACTGGGTGTAGACACCAGCGAATATGGCATAAATCTTGTGCCAGGATTCTTGCCTGTGATTCCTTATACTTCTACAGTGGACGGCGTAAACATGCCATTTGAAGCCACAACTTCTACCACAGCCGGTCGCGATTACATTTACGAACCCAGCCCCAAGCCCAACAGCACATTCAATGTGCTGTATCGCAACGACCAGTTGGGTTATCAGTCTGCCAACAACGGATTCTTTTTCTTCTTCAAGCAAGGCACACTGCAAAATCAAGATTTTAACTTGGCCGAGCGTATTGCCAACCGCACAGTTAACATCAACATTGATGGTGTGAACAATGACGACCGCTGGTTGTTCCAGTTGGACAATGTGGGCAACGTCAGTAGAGAGTGGATATACACACCAAACATTTATTCAGCGGCTGCAGAACAAACAGCAACACTGAGACCCATATTCTCTACCACCAGCAGAACGAACGATCAGATCACCATGGTGTTTGGTGACGGTGTATTCTCAGAAATTCCTGTGGGCATTTTCCGTGCCTATGTTCGTGCATCAAACGGCTTGCAGTACATCATCAATCCTGCTGAAATGCAAAACGTTGTATTGCCTATCAGTTATCTTGATCGCAATGGCAATTTGCAAACCATCACATTCACCTGTGGCATCACACAACCTGTAAGCAACGCTCAGAGCCGTGAGAGCATTGATGCAATCAAGCAACGTGCTCCTGCAAGATACTACACACAGAACCGCATGGTCAATGGTGAAGACTACAACTTGTTTCCGTTTACTTTATACAATTCAATTATCAAATCAAAAGCAGTGAATCGTGCGTCAATTGGTACAAGTCGTTATTTGGATCTTGTGGACAATACCGGCAAATATTCAAGTACCAACACATTCTCCAGTGATGGTGCCATGTGGGAAAATAATATTCTTCCTACCACACTATTCTCTTGGACCAACCGCAACGAAATTGCTGACCTTATTACCAATCAGGTACAACCGGCCATTGCTGGCGCTACATTCAAGCAATTTTACTATGCAAACTTTCCAAGAATCACTGTAAACACCGGTGCAACTGCACTCAGCACTTGGCATCAAAGCACCACATTGGCTAATGAAACCACAGGCTATTTTGAAAACGCACTAGGTGCACCTGTAATGGTAGGATCTTCGAGTAGCACTGCATTCAAATATGTGGTACAAAAAAGTTTGATAAAATTCATTCCGCCAGTGATCAATGGTCAGCCATACTATTTTGATGCTAACAACAGATTGAAACCAGGACTGCCAACCCGACCAGAAGACCATTTGGAAATATGGGCCAGCCCTCTTGCAATCGTTGGTGATGGCAGCAACGGAGGAGTTGGCAATTTAGACAATGGCCAAGGACCCGTGGCACTCAACAATTTTGTACCTACAGGTGCTGTGGTTGATAGTATTATCCCTGTGTTTCTTACAGATTTGAGTGTAACCATTCGAGAAGAAATCACACAACAAATTTTGTTGTATAGAAACTTTGGCCTTGGATATGACAATGATGGTACCATTACAGGTACTGCTGGCACATGGTATGTGATTACCAGCACTAATTTAAATGCTGATGCTGTCTGGAGTCAAACTTATGCTGGCAACACATCAGGACAGAATTTAGATGCCAGTTGGCTGATACAATTTGTTGCAGTGGACAACAAGTACACAATCACATTCCGTGGACTGGCCTACTACTTTGGGTCAGTGTTGCAGACAAGATTTTTCTTCTATGGCAATCAAAAGATATACGACAGTCGCACAGGAACCACTATTAAAGATTTTGTGAATGTGCTGGCAGTAAACACCAAGCCAGATAGTTCATCGCCGCTGCCTGGCGACATATACACCACAATTATTGGGCAGCCTGTGGAATCAGACGGCTATGTGGATGATTTCCAAGTGCTGATCAGTTATAGAGATTCAGACTCAGATGGTGTACCGGATAACCCAGACTTTTTTAATGAAATTGTTGCTCCAACAGTGAACCCCAATTTGAAGTTGGTATTTCTACAACGAACTGTAGACTTTGACAACTTGCAAAGATATCTGCTGGTAGAGCCTGGTGTGGTCAATTCAGAATATCCTACTTATGATTCAATTGAACTGGTCAAGTTCCAATACTCACCAGGCCAAGTGTTTTATGCCTACAGTGAAGGTTTGTTTTATACATTAACAGTAAACACTGCTGGTGTAAGAGTTATTACTCAAACAGCAGAAGGAGAATGGATTGCTAGAACAGGCCGTCAAGCGTTATACTTCCAATACCGTCACAATTCACCTCTGACCAATAGAATTGACCCAGGTACTACAAATATCATTGACTTGTACGTGGTAACACAATCCTACTATACTGCATATCAAAATTGGATTACGGACACCACTGGCACTGTAGCAGAGCCAGACATGCCCACAATTGATGAACTCAGTACTGAGTACCAAGGCCTTGATGAATACAAGATGTTGAGTGACAATATCATTCTAAACTCTGTAGTATTCAAACCTTTGTTTGGACCCAAAGCAGCCAAGCAATTACAGGCCACAATCAAAGTTATTCGTGCGCAAAATTCCACAGCCAGCACCAGCGAAATACAAAGTTCTGTGTTGGCTGCAATGAATGAATACTTCTCAATTGACAAATGGAACTTTGGCGATACATTTTACTTTTCAGAACTGGCGGCATACCTGCACAGATATCTTGGAACCATTATCAGTTCAGTGGTGTTGGTTCCATTAGACACACAAAAATACTTTGGCGACATGTACGAAGTAAGAGCAGAACCCAGTGAAATATTTGTCAACGGCGCTACCATTGACAATATTGTTGTGATTGATGCATTGACCAGTACCAACTTGCGTACTGCACCTGGTAGCGGAGTAATTTAATGGCACGAGTACGCAGTGTAGATTTTCTTCCTGAGATTTTTCAGACCGATGCTAACAAGCAGTTTTTGGCTGCTACGTTGGATCAACTGATTCAAGAGCCTAAGTTTAAAAAGACTCAAGGTTATATTGGCCGTACAGTTGGACCAGGTGTAAATCCCAACGACAAATATGTGATCGAGCCTACCAAGACTCGTGCCGACTATCAGCT